TAGATGAGCCATACTATATATTTATATAATTAAAATTAATTTTTTCAAAAAAAGAAAAACAAGGCTTGTGTCTTTTATGTTTTGTAGCAGTTCGCCGCTTGCGCGTGACACTTTTTCTTGCTTTAATATATAATATTACACTTTCTTACCTTTTTCTAACTTGGAAATGATAAATTTTAATATTTTGCTTCTAACAATATCGTTTTTGTTAAATGAAAAACAACTTATACCGTTTTCTTTAGACTCATCATCAGAAAATATATCAAACATATCTTTAAACCCAGTCTTACCATTAATGTCGCTCTGCATAAAGTCTCCGCATATACACAGCTTAGTATCTTCTCCGATACGAGTGATTAATGTAGTTAATTCTTTGAACGTAAAGTTTTGAGCTTCATCCGCTACAATTAACTTATTGTTCCAGTTAGCGCCCCTCAAAAAGTTTATAGGTATAGCTGATACTCTTTCTTTCTGTTTTAAGAACGCAGTATCGCCTTCATGTATTATTTCTTCAAGTTTATCATATAGAGGTAAAGTGAAAGGGTTAAACTTTTCAGACATATCTCCAGGAAGACTCCCTAATCCTTTATCTGCGCTTTCTACAATGCTTCTGACGTAAAGAAGTTCTTTCTCGTTGTCTTCAGCCATTAAACGTAAACAACCGTATAAAGACATGTATGTTTTACTAGAACCCGCTGGTCCAGACACAAACATGATTTTTACTTCAGGATCTAACAGGGTCGCTAGAAATTTGCGTTGATTCGGGGTGAACTTAAATTTCCTCTCTTTGAATTTAATAGAGAAGAATGTATGAGGCTCTAGACGAAAATTAGACAATTTTTTAAGTGCCATATGTAATATACATTACACTGAAATTATAATTTAACCTGTTTAATTGTCGCACTAGTCGTTAAAGTCTCTCCTCCTTGATTAGAGTAAGATTCTGTTAACAACCTAGAACCGACAGTGAAATTAATTAAATCTTCTACAAATGGAGTAGTAGCACCTATTCCATGAACATTCACACTTAGACTACTTGATAGCGACTCTCCACTGAAATTTATTAAATTTTTTAAACCTGTAGATGATATGGTTATTTCTTCCTCTACTCCATCAAGAAGCATAGATGAAGCGTTTATTGACCCAATCCCGTAAACTGGTGTTCGGGCGTAACTTCTTTTAAAGTTTATTTGAGATTTAACATCACTTAGAATGTTTGCGTTGTCATTTACAGAACATGTATGACCATATGCGATTAGATTACTATCTAATGGTATTTCTCCCCCATTATAAGGATTTGGATCTCCGCTCACAGGTTGATCAACCGCAGGTTCCAAAGAAACAAAATTAGCCTTTAATGTAACAGGAGCGAATGGACTAACGTCTACAGAAACATCTTTAGCGTAACATTTATGATAAACACCACTCCCCACTTGGATTGATACAAAATTATCTTGATTCGCATCTTTTAAAAAGTCTAAACCAGATACCATACCTGATTGGAAAACGCAGTCAACTGATATATCAGCAGTAAGCGCTCCATTAAAACCAAACTGGTCATTAGAGGCTATTGTTTTTCCTTGTTTACGGTTGGGGCTATGATTTGTATTGTAATTTACACTGGCTTGAGTGGCAGGTATGTAACCCCTAACCTCATTAGGAGGTCCAGTCGAACCAATAGCACTAATGTAAACAGGAAACTCACTATATGGTAAACTCATTTGTTTAATTTACACCATTTTACTGATTACCAACTACCATAAGACCAAAATTTGCCGTAGCATATGATATCCAGATCACACCCCAACCATATTCCTTCTTCATGAAATACGCCACAGCCACAACCCCATACATCAATCCCGCCAACAAAGGCACATACTTTGTTATATCGTCAAGAGTCACTCCTAATTATATGGGCTGATTATTTTTTTTAAACAATAAATAGAACTCATGCCCCCGTTTACCACGCCCAGACAAATGGGTGGGGGTTTCACCGTTGATAAATTGATAATGGACTCCCCCCCGCATTTTGTCACGCAAACGCTTAAAAATATTTTCAGAAATGGGGTAGGGTCTTGTGGGGGGTGTCAAGTCTTTTTTAAATAAAAATAAATAAATAAAAGAGCAAAAAAAACCTTGCAATAAACTCCGAGGTGTGCTATACTACTCACATGACAAAGACAAACAATATCAGGATCACCCGTTACTCTCACGCCAATCAGTATGACAACGACCATTGCGGTATCGTTATAAACAAGGACAAATCAAAAGCCTATGTCACTGTCCACGTTGCAGAGATGGCTTTTAAATGCGTAGACGTATCAAGAGAGGACGCGCTAAAGATCCTCAAGACAATGAAGGCCGAGGCATAAAAAGATCAAAAAAAGACTTGATTAACTTTAGAATCCACACTATACTACACCCATGACAGAAATTAATACTTCCCTAGTCTCCGATCTTACATTCATTGACATCGCTGATACTCTTCGCCCTGATCAGTGGGCTGATTGGTATGTAGAATTCTCTTACAAAGGTAAAGACTACGAAGGCTCCTTACAGGCTGGAGTTCACAACGCAGAAGATTTTCACCACGATGTGATCGAATACGTCGAAGAAAAATAATTCATTTAATAGCAAAAAAAGCTTGCATCACTCAAAAAAATAAACTATACTACCCACATGACCGCAACAGAAGAAGCACTAGCAGCAATGGCCAAAGCAGAAGAAGCATGGGACAAGATGGTAAACAGAACCGTCGAAGTCTCGGAGGAGTTCGTAAAAGAATGCAAAGCATTCCAGAAAGAACAGCGCGAATGGTATCTAGAAAAAAAAGGTTCTAAAAGCGCAAAATAATCCTTGCACTAATCTAAAATTCAACTATACTACCCACATGACAGCAAACAAAGAACACCAGTCAGCAAACTACGACCGCACCGTAACTTGGGAGGACGGTCGGACAGTCAACTACAACGAACACTTCGAGGTCGAGGGCTTCACTAAAGTATCTTCCGTCTACCCTTCCGAAAGTTCTATAGCTCGCAATAAGGAGCAGCGGGAAGCATTAGGCGGTGGTAAGTCTTATGGCTACCGTTACAAGTCTATGCAGAGACAAGAGTGGCTTGTGGACTTCGATGCAAAAGCTTTCTGGTCTTCCGACAACTGCTAAAAAAAAACTTTACTAACTTCTAAAACTAAACTACACTACCCACATGAAAAAAATATTCTCTGCCATCAACCACTTCATTGACCGCTTCCTCATGTCCATGATGATATGCGTAAGCTTCAACCTCGCAGTCATCTGCATTGCTGTTCTGGTTGGCGCTGGCCCCGCGCTCTTCACTAGCGTCCTTCACGGATGGGATGGCCCCGACTTCCTCGCTGTCATGTTTATACCAAGCACTGTCGGCGCGGTTCTCCTAGTGATAGGGGATGTGATCCTGAAGAGACTCTACGCAAAATCTTGATGGGGTAACCTGTCGCTGTCATGGAGCCTCGTCACCCGAAGGGTGGCGGGGCTTTTCTTTTGCAAAAAAACTTAAAAAAAAACTTGACAAGGCAGCTAGTCGGTGGTATGAGAAAACCCTCGTAACTCACTGATAGTCAACGAGTTAGGAGGCGCGGCCCCCCGCCCCCGCCTAAGTGCTTGATACTCAATGACTTACAACACCTAAAAAAAATGCGTAATAACGCAAAAAAAAGCTTGCGTTTATCCCAAATCTAACCTATACTTACAGAGTAATGAAAATGAAAAAAGAAAGCGAAATCCCGTTCTATGTCATCATCTCCAAGTCCAAAGAGGGAAAAGAGTTTGCTTGGGGTGGAAGCAACAACCTCAAAAAGACTGAACGCATCTTGATAAATCCTTTCGCTTTCCCCGAGGGAAAATACAAGCGTGTTGAGAAGTTCGCCAACCGTGCGGAGGCGTATGCCTCGCAGTGGAAGCGTGGCCTTGAGATCGCTTGCGGTCGCTTCACTCCTGTCGGTTACGGAATGCGCCCGTAAAAAAAGACGTAATAACACAAAAAAAGCTTTGCAATCAGACCAACTTCCACTACTATACACACATGACAGCAAATGACATCATGACCCGCCCGACCGACACCTACTTCGTAGTCACCGCCGCTCTCTACTCCGACCCCCTGACTAGGTGGACAGTGGGAGGCGGTTCTAACAAGGAGCAAGCCATCTCCATCGCCTCAAGCGTCCAGAGCGGGGTGGTGGACGGGTTCGGCTCCGAGACCGAGGCATTTGAGAGTTTCCCCGAGTTGGCCCCCGCCAGCGAGAGGGTGTTCGCGGATGCCGCCGCCGCTGATGAGTGGCATCGCGAGATGAGAGAGCGAGGCAACTAAAGCCTCCGTAACTCCCTGACACTCAAGGGGTTAGGGGGGAGCGCCCCCCCGCCCCCGCTAAGTCGTTGATACTTAACGACTTACGAGCCTTTATACGCACAGTCGATCTGGGGGCTTGTCAAGCACAAAAATAAACTATTTGTCTATTTATATCCTGACCTGCGACCTAGAAAAAAAAATAATAAAAAAGAAAAAAAAAGGTTGCGCTCACCTCAAAATCGGTTATACTTACCCCATCATGACAGAGACAACCACTGAAACAACTAGCCAAGATAAATTCTTCAAAGAGCGCAATGCAGCAATCGAAATGCGTGATGATCTTTTCTTCCTCGTAGGATGGACTAAAGCCGACAATCCAGAGATCTCAAAAAGACTTGAAGACATTCTCAAAAACCACGACAGAAACAGAGTCGGCTGGCTCTAATAACTACCAACCCATTAAACACATGATAAATAGAATTGACGAAATCCTAGCAAACCTAGAATGTTCCGCTGTAGATGGCGGCTTCAGCCTGTCCGTAAAGGATGGGGAAATTGTAGCTAAAGATCTTCTCTCCGAGGAGCCTCTTGAGTTTATCGTTCGCTTCGTAGGGAAAGACATCTCTGACGTTGCAGTGAAACCACTAACCAAAAAATAAGTAATAAAACACTTGCGTCCTTATAGGATCGGGGTATACTACCAGTATGACAGTAAGAAATCCTATCACCGCCGACCTCGCCCCTATGAATGAAAACGATCTCCGCGACATGCTCGACGATGGGCCTCGCGCTGGCAACTGGAACCCTACACCCGACGAGGTGCAGGAGGTGCTGGCGCAGATCCACGCCGACATGGGCGACCGCGACCCGAACTGGTCATCGGAGACCGAGGACCAAGACGAGATCCCGATGTGAGCCGTAACTCCCTAAGTCTCAACGACTTAGGGGGCGCGGCCCCCCGCCCCCTCGTAACTCGTTGATACTCAACAGGTTATGAAGCAAAAATAAAAATGCATTTAAATGCAAAAAAAAGGTTGCAATCTCTATTTGTTGTGATATACTACGTCCATGACATTGAAATTCCCTAAACTCTGGAGCAAAAAAAATAACAAATTACCACTTGACCTAACCCCACTTATCGGTTATACTACTCTCATGAAACAAAAAACACATATCCTCGATTCGGGTCCACATAACGACCTTCCTTCCAACCCTATCCAACTTGCTTCTGCTTTGACTGGCAAGACTTTGGTATACGCTGCTATTAAGTCTACTGTGACAAGTGATAACAACAGAGTATTCAAAGTCCGAAAGGTCGATGACGTATACACTTCAAACTCTACTGGTGAGAAGTGTGTGACTGTTTGGGCTAACGACATCGATAGAGATGGCGAACTTGTCCCCCGCACTCTGCACGTTCACGGTATTAAATCAATTTCCTAATGGGGGAAGTGTGTGTGGGGGGTGGTAACTTTTCATCTTGATGGGGTAACCTGTCGGTTACTGCCCCCCATTTCCCTAAAAAAATACTCTACAAACAATAAACAATAAACTATACTAACCCATGTCAAAACCAACTGAATCCGTCCGTATCGAAGTCCAAAATAAAGATCAAGCTATCTTGCTTCAACACGCCTTGCGTATCGTTCATCAAGACCTCGCCTCATATATGGGAGAGGTGCAAGATGACAAGTTCGAAAATTTTGTGGATAATGTGAAATGGACGCGTAAGCATCTAACTTCATTAGACAAAAAGTTCTCTTTGACTGCTAGCGAGTCATAGGAACCGCCCCTTCCCGCCTTACTAGTCAGCGGGAGGGGGGAAAAATTTCTGTGACATGTGTGATTGGTCCCGTCCCCTAGTGTGTGGGGGGCGGGGCTTTCTCTTTGTGACTCGGCATTATTTAAAATAAAAAAAAATAAAAAAAATAGAAAAAAAGTGTTGCACGGAAATAAAATCCTGTTACACTGTGTGTGTCGCTGATGAACTACTGATTCGGGGGCATTAAACAAATAACCTAAAACTAAAAAACGTTATGAGTAATAAAACTAAGTTCTACAAGAACTCCCATAAACCAGTGCCAAAACATAAACTGATGGCTGAACCTCTATCCAAGGCTCCAAAGATCCAAAAGGTAGGCATTTACAATATAGCTCAAATAAACAAGAAAAACATCGGAATTGATGATGGTTTCCAAAGAGCATTAAGCGAAAAGCAAATTGAAAACATTCAAGAGAATTGGGATGATGATGATTGCGATTTGCCTAACATTTACCTGCACGAATATAGAGGTAAATACTATCCTCAAATCACTGATGGCCAGCATAGAATTTGCGCCTCTCCTCATAAGGTCATTGATTGCAGAGTAGTTAATACACTATCATCAATCACAAGGTGCTTGCGAGCTAATGACCCAAGGACAAAAAGCCAATGGGAAGTAAATGCTAGGTTCTGGGGTCGCGCTGAAGAAATCACTAGACTTAAACAAGATGACCCTACTAATATTCATGGGATAATCAAGCTTTTTAAAAAGCTCGGCTACACTCCATTGAACCCGACAAAAGAGCAAGCTCTTGATCTTGGATCTAACGTCGCGGCACTACACTCCCAAATCTTAGCTGCTATTAACACTATGTTAAAAAACAGATTGTTAGAAACAAAAGAGAAAGTCGCCATTACCAAAAAAGTCATGGAAGACACTGTAAATATAATTGATTATGTTTTCCGAGATGAGATTGGAGATGAAAAAAAGTTTGGAATGCAAATGTGGTCTGGATTGCCTCAATTCCTATTAGACTCTATAGAGGATAGGGGTTTAGGAGGATCGTATGATATTCATACAGTTAAAAACGCTATAAAAAATGGTGTTTGGGGTATCGGAGGTTATCACCCAAGGCGAGACAAACTAAAAACATGGTTTGAATTCGAATCTGCGACTGTTCAATATCAATCCAAAGATATTAAAGGAGTCTCTAAAAGAAAAGCTAACTGTTGGCAAAGACTTTTCTTTGATATGTATAAACTGCATAGTAAGTAAAGCATTAAGTTCAGCCCGTCCCCGAAAGGGGGCGGGTTTCTTTTTCGGTAGACGTTCTATTGGCTAAGTCGTTGATAACCAATGACTTAGGGGGCAGCGGCCCCCCGCGTCCTGTAACTCGTTGATGCTCAACAAGTTATAAAGGTAATCCCTATACCATACTTTCCCCGTATGTCAAGAAATAATTTAGCTAAAAAAGATTAAAAAAAGACGCAAAAAGGTGTTGCGTTTAATTCTATTTGCGGTATACTTCTGGCATGAGCTTAATCCTAGCAAACAACAAAGTAACACGCGAGCAACTCGCGTCCGTCGATTCAGATACTGGTCTGTTTCTCAAAAGTGGTGTCGTTAACAAGACACCCGAGTCCACAGAGACTCACACACCAATTCCCCACGCTCTCCTAGTTGATAGGGCGCATGAGGCATTGGATCGGTTCGGCTTTTCAGTCGAAGAAGAAGAACACGCTCTCGCGTGTGGGGGTGATCAATACTTTGGCGGTTTCGCCATCAAAGGTAGCGACATCGAGTCAGAAGATCGTCGCTTGGTGGTCGGTTTGCGTAACGCGCACAACAAGCGTTTTTCCGCTTCTGTGTGCATCGGCAACCAGATGATGGTTTGCGAAAATCTTTGCTTCTCTTCTGATGTGAAGCTTGCTCGCAAGCACACAAAGAACATCGTGAACGATCTTCCTCGCGTTCTCGCTGACGCAATCTCTCGCGTTGTTTCTCACTGGTCTGACATGGGCAAGCGCATCGACGCTTACCAAGCGACCGAGGTCGCGAGCAATCGCGCCGCCGATCTCCTTGTCAACTTGGTTGATGCCAAGGCTCTGCCGAAGGGCAAAATCTATGACACCGTTGAGGAGTTCCGCAACCCTCGCCACGACGAGTTCAAAGGCGGTTCTCTCTGGACGCTTTACAATGGCGTGACAGAGCATCTCAAAGGTGGCGATCTCACAAGGCTCGCCGCTCGCACCATGAAGGTGCAAGGGATCTTCGATAAGGTGGCAGGGCATCGCCCGACCATCATCGAGGTCGAGGCCGAGAATGTCGAAGAGGTCGCGCTTCCCGCTTAATCCGCTGATAGCCTAGCCCGTCCCCGAAAGGGGGCGGGTTTTTTTGTGCTTTCTTATAACATTTTTCTTGACACGCATTAAAGTAATAACCCTCGTAACTCGTTGGTTATCAACGAGTTAGGCGGCGCGGGGGGGCGCTGCCCCGTAACTCCTTGACTATCAACGTGTTACGACTTAAAATAAATACATTTAAACTTGACAACACCTCTATTAATCTTATATTTGGGCTTATCGCGGTTAACGTAGCCGAATAAAAATTAATTTTAATTAAAAAAAATTGACAAAACTGTGCGGCGTGTTATAGTTCAGTCATGTCCAAACTGCTCAATTCAGGAAACTACAAAACAAGTAAGGGCGAAAAGTATGGTTGGAAAACCTACGGCTTGCACCTTGCCCCATTTAACTTATCAGGAAAAAATGTTTGCTCTTCTGCTTCTGTTGGCTGTTCTACTGCTTGCCTCAATACTGCTGGTCGTGGATCAATGCATTCAGTTCAAGATGCCCGAGTTAAAAAAACACAGAGGTTTTTCGAGGATCGGATTGAATTCTTATCGCAGCTATTCAAGGAAATCAAAAGCTCGGTTAAGAGCGCGGCGAAAAAACAAATAAACTCTTGTTTCAGGCTTAATCTCACAAGCGACTTACCTTGGGAGAATATGGTAGTCAAACACTTCCCCGACTCACAGTTTTACGACTACACAAAACACTTAAAAAGATTCGTTGCATACCTAGAGGGGAAGCTCCCTGACAATTACCATCTTACTTACTCCAGGGATGAGACAACACCCGATACATTAGTTCAAAGCTTGTGTGCAAGTGGTGGCAACGTCGCTGTTGTTTTCCGAGGGAGTCTCCCAAAGACATGGCTTGGAATCGAAGTGATCGATGGCGACGATTCAGACTTGCGTTTTAAAGATGGCAACGGTAAAATCGTTGGGTTGTTAGAGAAAGGTCTTGCGAAGAAAGACGAAACTGGATTCGTAGTAGAGCCATGTTAATAGATCCTCACTGGCTTGTGATAATGATGACTTTACTTTTGACCCTTTGCTGCTACAGAAAACGATAGTAATAAGATATGACAATAGAAGTAACACAAAAAGAAGTTTATGGAAACACCTTGACCTATGTGGCAGATGAATCCATAAGGAACTCTATAAAGAAACTAACAGGAAGAAAAACCTTGACAAGCTATGACATCGAAGCTCTTAAAGAGCTAGGCTTTGTCTTGGTGCTTAAGCAAATGACCGTCACAATCTAAAACCCCCGTAACTCCTTGAGTATCAAGGGGTTAGAGGGCGGCGGGGGGCGCTCCCGCCTAACTCGTTGAGTATCAATGACTTACAAGGCAAATCCTACAAAAGCACACAAAAAAACCCGCATTGCTGCGGGCTTGGTTATTTATTTGATCTTATTTGATCTGGCCTTATAGTTATTTAGTTAAGATCTCACGACCTGCAACTTACCATATGTTTCTTTCTTTCTACCTCTCAACGAAATACAATCCCAATTCTGCCTTCGAGGTCGGCGGTGATAGTATCGATAAACCTCACCTGTTTCTTTGTTAATGAGCTTCCATTTTCCCTTGATTGTCTTCACTGTGCCACCATTATCTTCTGATGTATAACAACGTTCGGGTCGTGCGCCCACCTTTACACACACCCGCTTCCACACAGCGTCGTGTCCATGACCTGGGCCTGTCAATGCGTGGGCGATCTCATGGAGAACAACATCAAAAGTTTCCTCAAGAGTATTAATGTTCGCAAGCTTCTTGGTAATACCGATCTCCTTACTTCCGTATCGGCACTGCCCGTATCTTCGAACAGCTCTAGTATCCCATACAAACTTCCAACCTATTCCTGTCAGCCCCCATTCTTCCATCTGCCCTAATGCGAACAGTTTGATTTGGTGTAATTTGATTAAGTCCATTTTCTTAGGGTCTGTATAAACAATAATATTAGCAGTAATAAGGTCTCTATCACTGGCCCATGATGTGATCGATGTGCTTTTCGATGTATTGCTCGAAGTCTCCTATATTGTTTAGGTGCTTGCGCCTCTCATCATATGCCATAGAGAAAGCATCAACATCCACAGCTTCCAGATCTTGTATGTAATAATCTCTGCCGTGGAATTGACAAGAACCAATGGCTTCCCTTAATTCATTAATAGCAGATAGGATTCGAACATTTCCCTCCAATAACGATTCTTTTGAAGTGCCGTTAAGGTGAACAGTAGGCAGTGGATACTCTTGTGTTTCAGTCATGCGAGCATTCTACTACCACCTACGGTGGTAGTCAAGTAATAAAAATAAAAAAAAATTCAATTTAATTCAGCAGTGGCGCACCCATCAGGACTCGAACCTGAAACCCTCGCATTAGAAGTGCGATGCTCTATCCAGTTGAGCTATGGGCGCATCAACATTATTATTAAGCGTTATATGCTGCGACCTGCATTATTTAGTTATTTACGTTCGATCCCACGATCTGGGGCTGGTGGGAGCGGCGGGACTCGAACCCGCAACCAAACGATTATGAGTCGTTTGCTCTAACCGTTGAGCTACACTCCCATTATGTTTATTTAGATTATTTCTGTTGAGCTGGACGATCTAGGTGCGGTGGGATTCGAACCCACACTGGACGGATTTTAAGTCCGTTGCCTCTGCCAGTTGGGCTACGCACCCTAGCCATCAGACCAGTAATCGTCTATGTCTTCGTCTCTGTGTGAGGTTTTCTCACCGCTTCTAAGCGCATTAAATAGAAGCAAAAAGAACAATATAGTAAAGATAAAGGGGTTGAATTCGCCCATAGTTATTTAAAAATAATAAAAATGTTATTTAATTAATTAAAAAGGGTAGGTTGAAAGCTATCCTGCTAATAAAGACAAATCCTTATGGTTACAGTATATTCTTTTATATTCCCC